AGTTCTTTTGTGATAAAAGCTAAAATATTTTCAGGTGATGATTCGTCGTAAGGATCAGCAGGATGATTGTCTTCACGACCAGGTTCTTCAAACATCTTCATAACAACACCATCATTGATGATTGCTGCATAACGATGTGATCGAGGACCAAAGCCAATCGCTGTTTTGTTAACCAACATACCCATCAAACGAGTAAAGTCTCCGTTGCCATCTGGAATTAACTTAACGTTTTTAATACCAAGTGCACGACCCCATTCATTCATAACGAACGCATCATTCACAGAGATACAATAGATCTCATCAATTCCATTGGCTTTAAACTGCTCATATAGTTTTTCAAACGTTGGCAGTTGTTGCGAGGAACATGTTGGTGTGAATGCACCTGGTAAACTAAACAAGACTACGTTCTTTTTTGCGAACAGATCTTGCGATGTCTTAAATACAAATTCTCCACCAATAGGACATCCACCGTCCTCGGGAGTTTCATCACCCTGTCTAAATGCAAAGGTTACGTTTGGGATACAATGATTCATATTAACTCCATTAAATTACTTTAATTTTATAATTTCCGCTTTTTTTAGCTACATTGTTTGGATCACACATTTTCATGAGTAGTTGTCCAGCTGGAATAACACTCAGCACTTCAAATTTTGGTTGATCTCCCAACCCTAAAGCCTTTGTTGGTCTTTCGATAAATCTCCAAAATACAAAATAATGAATGGTACCATTTTGGTATGATTTTAAGTAATCTTTATGCTTTTTGCCTGGAGACAAATACCACTCATCGTTATGTACTACTTTATTATCACAACACCAGATAACACCCTCTGGTTCTTTTTTAAACCTAAAATCATGCAAATAGATATTGCTTTCTGGTAAAATTGCAGGATCTCCAGATTTTTTTAAGATATCATCTACAAATTCACAATCTATATCTAGACGTACTTTGGCTGGATCGCGATCTCCAGGATTGTAAGTTTCCATCTTTGCTGGAATTGCATCTAAGTATGCTTGATCCACACAATATACGCTCTTATCATTAATTTGAGTTATCTTGTCTAAAATGTACTTTGAATTTGCATCAGACATTAAGCCACCGCCCCATTATAAAATAGAAAGTATTTAACGATCATAAAAATTATGAAACCCGCAATCACGTACTGTAACAGATACAAGATTGGCTTCAGCAGCAATACAAACAGCAACACAACAATCAGTGTAGAAAATCCAGTGAAGTCGCCTTGAATGATGTCATCAAAAGCTTTTCCCCAACCATCATCTTGAACGGTGGTGCTGGTTTTTTCTACTTGCTGCTCAACCTGTTTCTTTACTTCTTCAATGTCTAAAGCCATATTTTACCTCGCAAATTATCATCGTATATGGTATATTATACCATAAAAATAACTCGCTGTACATGCTTAATTGAGAGTATGGGTCATAATAACAGCGTCGCCGCGAGCTATTGCATCCTCTACTTGTTTCTTGACTTTGGCATCGCTAATCGTGTTATGGGGGAGTTCCTGGGCTCTCTGAGATAAGCTTTTGGGAGGATCCACCTTTGCAGGTTCATTACCAAGCTCTTTATCTAGCTCTTTAAACGCATTAGACTTATCAAACTTATTCTTAAGTACTTTATTATCCTTAATGGCTTGTGCCATAAGTTTGTTAGTATCATTGTAAGGGAAGATCAATCGAGTATACACACGATATCCTTTACCTTCTCTACGAATCTCGAACTTGTCTCGTTTAAATCCTACCATCAACGTTGTATTGGTGATGGTGCGAGTGGTACGTTCGATCTCACGTTGAATATCTGCATCTGGTCCTAAACCAGCTTCAGCAGTGTATTCTTTCATCATACTTTCTACTTGATTGTTGACTTGTGTTGCTAGTTGACGCTTAGCACTCATCGTGGCTTTGTCAATAGCGAACTGTAGATCCATTGAGAATTCGGTTGCATTTGCATAAATGTAACCATCGTCCTTGGTTAGGTACATCGTAAACCATTCTGGTGCAAGTGCTACGTCTACCTTTTCAGATCCTTGCTGCCATTCTGCTTTATCACCTACCAAGCTTTTTGTGCCAGCACAACCAGTTAAGGCTGCAGCTACACATGTTGCTATAACTAACTTCTTCATAATATATCCTTATTGTTCAATAATAAGATTTCGACGAACGATTCGTCTGTCACTAATCTTCAACGACATTAGCTTGTTGTTGAGATCTTCCACATTGTAATCACGCATGAATTTTGGATCTTCATTCGTAAATACAAATACTACTGACTCGTCAAACTTTCCTGCACGAGCAACCATTTTATATCCAGGTGTTGGTATAGCCAATTCATTAGCAACAGCGTTATTAGTTCCTATAAAACTAGGCCAAACTAATGTAGCTCTGTTGCCTTCGATATGGAAAGCCCAAACCTTTGTAGGTTTGTTGGTCTTCAACATAAAATTTATGTTCTCACCAGACTTATAAAAAAACCTACCATCTACAAAAGCATCAATACTTGGTCGTTCATTTGTAACGCGTACATCTACATCAACGCTACAACTTTTTTTACCGTATACAGTGTAAACTTCTTTACGTGTAACCTTTGCGCTTTTAATATAAGCGTCAGATGTAGAATATAGCGCAGTGTTAGCGTTACATTTTAGATCTCCGCGATGTTCAGTACATTGACTGAATTCATCGATAAAGATGTTTTCGCCTAATGCATTACGAACAGCGTCGATCTTAGCATACATCTCTGCTTTTTGGCATGCATAGTTTTCACTAACATCTGGCCCAAAGTGCCATTCAGCAGTGCCTGTTGCAGCTGTACTAGTGCCCATAACTGCGGACAAAGCTAAGCTCGCTAAACTAATCGGTAATGGTATTTCCATCTTTTGCAGTAAAAATATCGTTCATATAGGATATTATACTACATTTTTCGACATTTGTAAACTGGCCCGATATTTCTCGCAGCACGTTTTCTACAGAATCACTTCTTACTTTGAGTTGTTTTTCTTGCAGCTGGTTTTGTTGGTTTCTGAACTTTACGTTTACTTGGTACAGGTTTTTCATTTGTCTTTGCCTTAGAGATTTTCTCAAATTTTTTCTGACGTTCTGTTAAACGTTTCAATACTTCCTGACCATCCATCCATAGATCTTTATTAGCCAATAAAGCTGAAATTTCGTCTGGACGCAAGAAACCATCATAGATACGTTTTAATAGGTGTTCAGACCACTTACGTTCATGCACAATATTATCATACATCTCTCCACCTTTACCATGTGTCATGCTCGAATAGTTGTGGAACATAAACATAGAATGTTCACTAACTTCAAAGGTATCAGCACACAAGAAGATCATCGTTGCTGCTGACATACATGCACCTTCAACAGAACAGATCACGTGTGCTTGTGTATCTGCAATCGCTCTAAGAAATTGAATGGCTGTGAATAAATCACCACCGTATGAGTTAATATGGATCTGAATAACATCATTTTCGCCAGCGTTTCGCATGATCTCGAACCATGCAACATATTCTGACGAATCTTCTATCGTACCACTGAGATAAAATGAATGTAAAGAATTTATCGATTTATTGACAAACGCTTTTTGAATCGAAGAATTTTGTTGTACCGGTGGAGACGTTGGATTATTTGTTGGAGTCATAGGTAATTCCTTTTTCTTTCTCATATAAGGTTATCTTATGTATAAGATCATTGACATGGTTATCCCTATGCTCAATGAAGATTAATGGTGTGTTACTGTTTTCAACTGCCATAACCGTTACTAAATTCACGATTGGTTTGTTAGTTCTTTCTTCATACATCACTGCGTAGGCTGCTTCTTGTTGGAAGTAGTCAGTGATGTCTTCGGTCTTTTTGATTCTCGATGACGTTTTAAAATCGATGATCGACGGTACTCCATCGAACTCTGCGATAAGGTCAACTCTGCCAGCCAATCTGAGGTGGTCCGAGTAGAGAGGCACTTCTTGCATGTATACCACTCCAACTCGTTCATCCAAGATTGGTTTGATTGTGTTGAACATTCCCCGCACATGCGGCATAGCTTCTTTGAAATAGTCTACCTCGTTATCTATGTAACGTTCACAAATAGAGTGTAACGATGTACCTCTACTAGCAGCTCTTGTAGAAATCTTATTGGCTTCTTCTTCGCCAACTCTATTTCTCCAAGCTTGAATTTCATGCTTTGTAAAATGACCGAGAACGGTCGTGATTGACGGATATTTTATGCCACTTGGAGTAACATATTTTCTTCCATCTGTGGTTGATTCTGTTATTAAGTCTTCATAACCAAGATCAATCTTTTGATGAGAAAAAATCTTCCTCGTCAACTCTTTTATATTTTTCAAATCTTTTGTCTCGCTTTAATTCCAATTTGCGAAGATGTACATCATGTAATGTTACGTCTTCATATAATTTAGGACTACCGTTTTTGCGCTTTGTTTTTTTAGCGCTATCACGACGTCTAAAACTTGTCATGTTACACTTTCTAAATATGTTTAATGGTATTACGTCTACCAGATCCTTTTTTGATCTGTTTTAATCTATCGTTGAATTCTGAACCAGCTCTACGATGAATTCCTTTAGAATCAGAAACTAATCCACCAGTCTCCATAGTGCGATACACTTCTCCGCCGCACTCTTTACATGGTTGAGATACTGGCTGATCGCGCTCCGACATTTTTAATATCTCTACGAAATAATGATTGCAACTCTTGCATTGGTAAGCGTATGTAGGCATCTTTCTCTTTAACCCCTTCAATAAACCACTGTGGTGGTTGTCGTTTAGTCCATTTGGCCATATTCACCTTTTTATCTATATAGTATTTACGATACGAAGCTAAATGATCTCCATCGATTTTACATTCATCTGGCATCGCGGGAGTTGGTCCTAACCAAATTCTAGTTTTATTATCCATGAATATGTTATCTGGTTCTGTGCGTAAGATCTTGCGCAGTTTCGTATCTGTCATATGAACTTTGCCATAGCGATACGTATATTCGTTGCATACAGCACAGAATAATTGATAAAGATACTTATAATTGACAGCATGAGCACGAGCCCATATCGCTGATGGATGGTTAGCGTGTGTAGCTTTGTATAAGATACTATCGCGTTCGTCCTCAAGTTTCCATCGTTTCATACTGCGATAGCGTGCTGGTAAAGAACCATTTACATACTTCTTTTCAATGGTTTGTATGCCATCGAGCATGCGATGTGCAGTCGACAATAGTTGTGCGTACTCGATGATCATCTTAACTACGTGCTTGTCGAGATGGTATTCTGCCGACTTGACAGGATCATGATCTAAATAGAAGATATTCATCGGCCACCGTATATTTGTTTTTCAAGTTGTGTAATCTGATCTCTCATGGCAGAGCATTCTTGCTCTAAGAATTTGTTTTGTTCTATGAGTTTCTTATTTTCCAATTGCAAGTTTGCGCATAGTAAATCTAATTCTATAAAGTCTTCAGCATCTCTATTCATCTGATTTCTCCTCAAATTTTTTCTCTTGAATTGTTTTTTCTCCCCAAATCTTGCGAGGATTTCCGCACATGACACAATTTGGGATGCCGCAATTCATAGCATGATGTTTAATAAATTTATGCGGTTCAGATACATCTAAACCGTATTCCTTGGCAATCTTAACTTGACGCTTAATCTTTGTTTCTTTTTGATGGATTCGCTGAGAATGCTTAAGCTTATGGTCTTCGTTTGACATCTTCAAGTCCTTGTTATATTCGATCTCTTGATACTATTTTCTAAGATAAGTTTTCTACAGTCTTCTCTTACTTGCGGTGGAAAATCTGGTGAAATTTCAGCTATTCTACAATCATAAACTATGATTCTTTCTGCAGAGTTAATAATACGTAAAGCAAACAAAAGCCATGCTATCAAACCACTGATAGCAAGCGAATATATGACTACCAATTTTATTCTATGAATCACATAACCATCCTGAGAAGTCCAACAGTATCGATCGTTGTTAACAAAATGTAGTTAGCAAGCATCCCAAAAGATTTCCGAGTATAAGCAGCCCAAGCATACAAAGCACAACCAAGGATCCAAACAGGATACAAGATAAGTAGAGGAGGATTGGGAACAGTAAGAGCCATGGTAATACTGCAACCAATACTAATAGCCCAAGCAAGCAACTCAATAAAAAACCTAACACGGTGAGAGCGAAGATCATCTTTTATCCATTGCAAAGTACCTATAAAAATTTCATTCATACGAGTAATATCCAAGTAATTAATAATATTATACCACACCATTCGGCAAAAGTAAACTGGTAATAGAAAGCATGTAATTTTCTATGTCTACATAGCCAAATGTATAGTCTATCTATCATCTCTCGAGTATCACGTAATCGCCAAAGTGTTTATCAAATGTAGAGACTAAATGCTCGTAGTCTCCATCCTTCATTTCATTAATGATTGTATCTCCATCTAAACCAAGCTGCCGAGCAAACTTCTTTGCATAACCCAACAAACAAAATGCATTGCCTTCTGGTCCTGTGAGATCGATGATGGGAGCATGTGTAAATTGTTTTTCTCTGATCATATTACCACCACGAATCATAGTAAACTACGCGACCTGCATCAATCTCATTACGAGCTTTGGCAAGAAACTCGTGAGCAGATTCTAATTGATAATCTTCGATCTCTTGTTCTCCAAAAAAGAATCCAGAGGTTGGTTCGAGGTTACCATCAATAAGATCAAAGTCTAATCGTATCAGATCTTCTTCTGTTAAGCGTACAGGTACACAATTAAAAGATTGCTTATCGCCACCTTTTTCGCGATACAGTTTTTCCATCCAACCATGTAATGCATTGAACTTACGCCAATATGCAATTTCTTTATGTTCTCCGCCATCGTTGTCGGTTTTACATTCAAAATCTCCAAGTGCGTCTTCTTTGCGCACAGAGAATGCGTACATATCCAAACCCATATCAAGCCTCCTCAACAGTTATACGATACGCTTTACCATTCCTATCAATTACAGACATCGTCTTTTTTGTTGATAGGAATTCACCTTTTTCACCGAGATCCCAGTTCACTTTGCCAACTGAGTCTACGAATGTACCATATTCATGTACATCTTTTTTCAAAGAATCATGAATGACTTTCGCCATATAATCACAATACGCTAACATTAATCATACTCCTTTTTTCCACCAAATTCTTCATTATAATTGAAACCAGCGAGATAGTCTTCTATCTCTTTTTTGCTCATGTCGACTAGATCAATCCTAGTAGTCATATGTGTGTCACCAACATAATAATGAGGATTGACGCCACGACTGTACCAACTATCAGCAGATCCGCGATCGAATGGACCACCGTGACGATTGTTGTATTCAACACCTTTATATGTTTTCATATTAAGCTCCATAAGCGATTGCATCATTATCTGCAGACATCTCTGCATACTCCATTGGATCTGTATAACGATCATTAAGTTCGTTATAGTCCATACGTGGTTCCTTACAAGAAATCTTACCATCGTACTCCAATTGAGACTTTTCAAACCATGACATATAGTCATCGCTTTCGAGAGACCAATCGAGAATATACTCGCGCACATACTCGTTGTTTTTCTCTACTTCAGCCATTTCGACCACTGCAGCATAGTCGATGTTGAGTGGTACATTTTCAATCATGTACTCTGAACCACCTTTCATTTTCCAATACTGAGGACATTCACCTTCGCCATCCCAATCATGAGCGCCGTAGTTTTCCATAAACTGTGTTCTAATAACGAGTATCATATATTTTGTCCTTTTTTCATTGTATAGGAATATTATACCACGATTTCTCGCATTTGTACATGGGGCCCCTGGCCTTGCAAGTTGTTGATTCCATTAGCTTTTTAAAAATATTTTATTTTTTTACCCCATGAAACGCCCCAGGAGTCCCCCAGGGGCCCCTCATCTTGGGGTGCGTTAGGGGGCCCGGGGTGTCGCCCGCGCTATTTTACTTTGGAAAAAAACTGGGGAATTAGCCTCTTCGCATCTTAGAGATCTCGATAGCTTCATCACTGCTGAATATAGGTACTGCGTTCGACTTGTGCAGTGTACCGATACCAATCATCGCTGTACCTGTGTACTGATGTTGAGTCTTTTTAGTACAGTCGTGATAGCCACTATTGAGTGATGGATAGCGAGGTGTCTCGCGTACGTATGGCTTAGATGGTTGTGCCGTTTTAACTGTCTTAGGCACAGGTTTGGTTTCGTACTTCTTGAGCATAGCTTGCCAGGATTCTGCTAAGGCACGTTGCTTAGCATTTGGCTTGCGCTTTTTTGACTTTCCGATCGGTGTGTGTATAATCATAGTTAGTATTATACCATGAAAATAACTCGTTGTACATAGGCCCTAGGATTTTTTTATCCAGTTTGGATCCCACATATCCTTATATGGATCATCCTTATACCAATCCTCTTTTTCCCATGCTTTAAATTTTTCTAAGGATTCTTTGGGGATATAAAGCTGCTTTTCTTTCTTTTTA